GTCGTACTCTGAGAATCCGCCGTCCGCGTACAGCCGGAACTCCAGCACGACCTCCGCACCGTCAAGGCTCTGGGCGCTGTCTCCGTAGTTCAGCAGGGACATGGACAGCTCGTCAGCGCACACGCCACCCGCGCGGAACTCGCCGTTACTGTTTATCTTGCTGTTGATGGACAGCGAACCCTCACGGATATTCCGGTCGGATATCTCAAGGGTGGTGCCGTCCGTCATTGTGATGGTTCCCGAAATCGCCGTGAACGTCACGTTTTTCGCTATATTTTCGGAGTATCGCTCCGTTACGCTGTACATATCACACCTCCGTCAGCGAGAACGACACGTCGTAGTACTGCGTTCCGCCGCCGTCCTCAAATTTCTTGTTTTCCGTGATGTCGCTGTTGTACGCCGTAAAGCTCTCCGCCGCGCCGGTCATGCTCCGGATAGTCACGGTCTGCGGCTTCTGGGCGAGCGCCGCGTCCAGCTTCGCGTACTGCTCCCCGGTGATGTTGGCTATCTCTATGTCGAGCTTGCGCACTCCCTTGCGGACGTAGGATATGTTCATAACGCCGGTCTCGCCACGGCCGCTGGTGCTGGAATGCACGTCGCTCCTGGTCTTGGTGTAGGGCAGGAGGTTCCCGCCCGGCACCTCGTAACCGTTTATAGTCAGCTCTGCTATTTTCTCTGTCATTGCGCCTCCTTAACAGCCGTTGCTCCGGGCGAGCTGACGGCGGTCGTAATCCGCCTGCGCCCTGCCTACCGCCTCGCCGTCAAGCTCGACTATGATCGTCTGGGTCCCGCCGGAGAAGTTCACCTGCGACATCGCCGAGGATAGCCCGGCGGCCACCGCTTCCGCTATCTTGCTTTCCGGGGCGATTATCTCGCCCTCGTGCCGGTTATCGCCGACGACCGCGAGCTGAGGAGTATTCGCCGCGGCATAGCCGCCGGAAGCCAGCTTTGGAATGACCGGGACGTCAGCCCAGTCGACCTTCCAGCCCCAGTCCTGCCCGAACACGTTTCCTATTGCTTCGACAAGACCGCCTATTCCGTTAGCGATTCCCTGAATTACCCCGACGATACCTGTCCACAAGCCGTTTATCGCGTCTATCAGAAGATTTATCACTCCCTTGATGACGCCCCATATCGCGTCCCAGATACCGCCGAAGAAGTCCTTTATGCCTGTCCACGCCTTTTCCCAGTCGCCGGTGAATACCCCGGTGATGAAATCCATAAGCCCGCCCAGCGCCTTGAAAATCCCGCCGATAACGTCGCATATGACCCCGAATACGTCCTGTATCACGTTCCAAATGAGCTTCAGCGCCGCAAGGACGGCGGGACCCGCAACATCTACGACCCACTTGAACAGCGGAAGCAGAAAGGTGTTCCACACCGTCTGCAAGGCTTCCCCGCCCTTGCTGAGCCAGCCGAGGATATTCTCGAACATCGGCTTGATATGCTCCTCATAGAACGGCTGAATGGTCGAAGCCAGCCAATCAAAGAACGGCGCAAGCACCTCGTCCCAGACGTACTGAAGCGTATCGCCTATCCCGGAGAACAGCGCGTCGATACCGTCGAACAGCGACTGACCGTCACCGGAGATCCAGTCGGAGAAGGTCTGCCACATATCGCCCCAGCAGTTGGTTATCGCCGTTACCGCCGGGCTTACAGCATCCGTCCAGATGCTGTCGAACAGACCCTTCACCTCGTCGAATATAAGCCCGGAGGTCTTTACAAGCCGCGTTCCGATATCTGAAACGGACGGCAGTATCGCGGTCGTGAGCGTGCTCAGGAATGTCGGGAACACGTTGTCCGCGATATCCCCGAACACCAGGTTCGCGCTGTCCCAGATACCGTTGAACATCTTTCCGCCGACGTCCGCAGACGTTTTCAGCAGGTCGGTGAAGCCGCCGCTGAGCCAGTCCGTGAAGTTCGGGACGTTCTTTTTCACGGTGTCCCACATGCGTGAGAATATCCCGGCGGCCTTGCTGAAATTCTTTTTCGCTCCGGTCGCGAAGCTGTCGAACACGCCGCCGAAATTCCGGGTAAAGTAGCTCTTTATGCCGGAGATCATACTGCGGAACTTGTCTGCGATACCGTCGAAGGCGTTCTCCGCGTTTTTCGCAGATTCCGCCGCGGTATCAGCGGAAATCAGGCTTGCTCCGCCGGAGCTTCCCGCGCTCCCCGCGCTTTTATCGGAATTGTCCGACAGCTTGTTCAGCGTGTCTATACCGAGGACGGATCTCTTGTAGTCCGCCGCCGCGGAAGCCGCCGCCTGAGTATTCTCCGCGAGCGCCCCTGCAGAATCTGCGGCGGCCTCCGAGCCTCCTCCCGCGTCGCCGAATAGAGCGGCCGTGAAGTCCCGGAACATCTCCGCGGCGGTCTGGAGCTTCTCCATCAGCCTGTTCAGAAGCTGGAGCGCCGGGGTCAGCACGTTTATCAGCCCCTGATCGAGGGAGGCTCTCAGCGCGTCGAACCGCAGGGAAAGCACCTTCGTCTGGTTCGCCCAGCCGTCGGATGTCCTCGCGAAATCCCCGGCGGCGCCGGAGAGGGTCTGCGTGACGTACGCGAGCCGGAGCTCGACCTTTTCCGCCTCGGTCATTTTCGCCGTGGTTTTCCCGAAGCCCTGTGCGAGCGCAAACTCGTCAAGGGATGTCTGGGTCATCACAACGCCGAGGGATTTCAGCCCCTCGGTCTCGCCGGTGTACACAGCTTTCAGCTTTTCGTAGGCGTCGTCCGTTGAGAGGTTATAGAACGAAGCGACGTCCGCGGAAAGCCCCGCGAGCGCCGTCGCCTGCTTGTACGCCTCCTCGGTGGAGAATCCGAAGGACTTCGCCATAGTGCCGAGTGTGCCGACGTAATCCTTCGCGCATTTCTCGGACAGACCGAAGCTGGTCATGGCGTCCTTCGCCCACTGGTTTACGTTTTCGGACATCGAGCCGAACGTAACGTCAACGACATTCTGCACCTCGTTGAGGTCGCTTCCCAGTTCAAGGCAGCTCTTCGCGAAAGCTATGAGCGAACCGACTGCGAACGCCTTGCCGAGCAGTTTTCCTATCTTCCCGGCGGAATTCTGGATATTGTTGAGCTGTCTGTCGAATCCGCGCTGATTAAGGTTCAGGTCAAGGTCTACCCGACCTACGCTGTTGTCACCCGTTGCTTTCACCTCCTGCCATAGCCCGGAACATTGCCGCGAAGCTCTTCATCGCGGCGTCGTATTTCTCCCTGTTCACCGGAACGCTTCCCGCCTTACCCGCGCGGAACGCCGCCCACTCTGAACGTATTTTCCGCTGTGCGGGCGTGAACTGATTTATCCGCCTGCGGTCTCGCTCGGAGCGTATCTGCACGACAGCGCCGAGCGGCGTATCTCCGTTCAGCCCCGCAAGGAGCGTCCGGAACTCGTCGAACGACATATCCTCCTCGGAGCGCAGGCGAATTCCGTACTGCTGGGCGAATGAAGCCTCTATCAGACCGTAGTCGTAGAACAGGTCGTAGAAGCTCTCCTGAACGTCAGTTCTGCCCGCGAAAGGAGCGCTCGCACTCCTCGTATGAAACTCCCTGAACCGCCGCCATGCAGGCGATGAATACGGTCTGGAAATCCGCGATGGAGTAGCCGTCAAAGTCCTTCTTCGCGTTCCCGCCGAGGAGCTTCCCGAGCACCCTGTCGATGGTCGCGATGTTCCCGGAGCCCTCCTTGTCCATTATCTGCATGATCTCAAGGATAGTGTTCTTGCGGTCGTCCACCTTGTAGCTCTTACCGCCTATCTTGATGAATTTCGGCTGGTTCTTTATCCTGCCGGTGATGTCGATTACTGTTGCCATGTGTATCTCCTTTCAAATAAAAGCGGCACCGCCGGAGCAGTGCCGTATGCGTTTATACATCGCCTGTCGGTTTAGCGGCTGTAACTGTCGGCTTTCCGTCCGACATTACCTCGAAATCAAGCCCCTCGACATTGGTGCTGTCTCCGCCGCCGCTGGTGATGTTGATTATGCAGTCATACTTGATGACCGTGCCGTCCGGCATATCCCACTCGAACACGGATTCGCAGTCCTTTCCGGTCGCGAACATCTTCGAAGCAACGTAGTCGTTGCCCCCGTCGCCGACGTTCCTCTTGCCGGAAAGCGAAATCGAAACGCCCTTTCCGGTGGTGAGCCTGCGCTTCCAGCCCTCGGTGGTCATGGGCGTCCACTCCTCGACGTTGCTGTCGATGCTGACGGAGAATGTCGTCATATCCGCGACAGTCTTCATGTCGGATTCGGTGCTCGACCTGCCCTTTGTGCCTATCTTGAATTTGTTGTTGAATACGGGATAAACACCGCTTATGCTTTCTGCCATCTTATGCCTCCTTGTTGTAATAAATTAAGAACTCTATCACGCGTTCGCAGATACCGCCGCTGTCCGTGCCGACGTCCACCGGCTCGCTGTTCAGTAGCATGATGTAACTGCACCTGCGCCCGCCGATTACCGCTCCGGTCAGCCCCGCTATCTCGTTCCACAGCGAGAGCGCCGCGTTCTCCGTGGAGCGTGTGGACTGCTCCCAGTGGATCAGCAGGGATACCGCCTTGACCTGCGTGAGCGTGGCCTCCGCGCCGCCTACCGCGATATCCCGCATGCGGCTGTCCTTGAGCTGATACACGCCGAAGCTCCGGGGCTTCTTGTCCGGGAGCGTTCCCGCGTAGTAGTGGTCGGCTTTCGTGTTCAGCGTTTTCAGCCATTCGAGGACGTTTTCAAGCGTTATCATAGGTCAGCCTCCCTGCGGTAGAATCTGACGAACGCGTTCTGCGCGAAGTTCTTTTTATCCCCGGATATCCAATCGTCGAACCACTTGCCCTTTGCGTTGCAGTGTTCCGTTTTCCGGAAGTGATACTCCGGGTGGAAGTACAGCCGCCTTGCGTACGGGGTCTGGCAGACTATCGACACCTTCCCTTTGGCGGAATCCTTGTAGTCGCAGAAGGTATTCATCGTCAGCGCGCCGGTGTACCGGGGAAGCACCTCCGCCTGAACTACCTCGGTGTGGAGCGCCTCTGCGGTCATTTCGAGCGCCCGGACTGCTCCCCGGGAAAGCCGGCGTATACGCGGCATGTTCAGCCGCACTCTTGAAGTCACGTTCGGCATTATATCACGTCCAGTCTTGTGTAATTCACGGAGCCGTCAGGATTACGCCATTTCTGCGCCCGGGCTATCCGGTATTCAGCGCCGAATACCCGCAGGCTTCCGGCGGCGGGTCCGTCATATCCGGGGCAGATGTCGCCGTCGAACAGCGCCGTCCCGGAGAGCTGTATCTGCTGTTTGTCCGCGCTGAAAATTATCTGTCCGCCCGCCTGGAAATTGCACATCAGGTCGGCGGACAGGACGGTCTCGCGCTCATTGTACTCGTTCGGATCCGTGCGGAGAAGCTCGACGTGCGCCGGGGTCTCTGCCTGAGTTATCAGCTTCGGGAACATCACACACCTCCATAGCACAGCCCCGTGGTGCAGAGGAGCGCCCAGATCTCCGCAGGTATCATCACCCCGCAGACGACCTTTACGGTGTCCCCCGCGCCCACAGCGGCGGAAACTCCGTTCACGGAGTACTGCTTGTACGGCGAGGAAAGCGCGTCCGCGTTGCTCTCCTGCCAGTCGGCGAGGGAGCAGACGCACTTCCTTACGATACGCCGCTGAAACTCCGTGAGCGCGCTGAGATCCTCTATCCTGTCGTAGGTCAGGATATCTATGCAGTCCGAGGCGCGGGCTAGGGCGCGTTCCGCCGTTTCCTGCGGGAGCGCGCCGCCGTGTTCCCCGGAGTAATACGCGTAGTCAGCGTACATCATTTCTTCACCTTTGCCTTTGCGGTATCGGCGGGAGCTTCCTCCGGTTCGGCAGGTTCGGCAGGTGCGGCGGGAACCGGCTCCGGCGCCGGGAATGTAAGTCCGACAGTTTTCATTGCTTACCTCCTTATGTAGCGGAAACATGGGCGAAAATCGCCGTTTTCTTGTTGTCGTAGGCTCCCGCAAGACCGTAGGAGCGGTATGCGTATATCCACGCGTCCGCGTTCTGGTTCTGGTCGGGGGAGATCATCTTCGGGATAGCGTGCTTTGTGTACTGGAGCACTGCGGACGGGTGTATCACCATGAAGTTGATATCCTTGCCGGAATCTGCCTTCTTGTAGCCGCCCTTCTCCTCGCCGGAGGACTTGCCGTCGAGCTGGTCGATGGCGGAGTAGAAACGCGCCTGCGGCACTAGCACCTTCTTAGAGAAGCGCGCCAGGACCTCGCGGGAAGCGGTGGTGTCCATATCCGCGATAAGACCGTCAAGTGTGGACGTAATGTAGAGGATCCTGCCCTCCTTGGGAACTTCCGCGTCGTCCATCGCGGTGGTCGCGGCTCTGAGTGCGCTGACTACGGAGCTTCCGGTGGTGAGCGCCGCAGATGCCGGAGCCGCTCCGGCGTTCTTGCAATAGGTCGCGAAGCGGAACGCATCCAGCTCGGGAATGACCTTTGTGCGCTCGAACTCACCCGCGAGCTTTCCGAACGCAAGGGACATGGTCTCCTCGTCGTCCATGGCGTCCACGTTGAAGCGCCTGCCGCGGTCGAAATTGAACTTCACGGTCGCCCATGTG